ACAGGCGCAGGCAAAACACTAATAACAGCCGCACTTAGTAGCAGTGTAGAAAAGTACGGGCGTAGTATTGTAGTTGTGCCTAACAAAAGTTTGGTTGTACAAACAGAAGAAGACTACATCAACTTGGGATTGGATGTGGGTGTTTACTTTGGTGACAGGAAAGAGTTTGGCAAAACACATACTATCTGTACGTGGCAAAGTTTAAACAGCATGCTCAAGAACACAAAGAACGGAGTAGCACCTGTTACTATCGAAGCGTTCTTAGAAGATGTTATTTGTGTTATTATTGACGAAGTACACCAAGCAAAAGCTGACGCATTAAAAACACTATTAACAGGAGTAATGTCTAACATTCCTATTCGTTGGGGCTTGACTGGAACTATACCCAAAGAGAAACATGAGTTTGCTAGTTTACATATAAGTTTAGGTGAAGTAGTAAATCAAATTGCTGCCAGCGAACTACAAGACATGGGTGTACTAGCACAATGTAACGTAAACATATTACAAACACAGGACCACAAAGAGTACACCGAGTATCAACAAGAAATGCAGTATCTTGTTACAGACGATACACGCATACAATGGATGGCTGATCGCATTAATGGTATTAAACAAAACGGCAATACTCTTATACTAGTAGACAGGATCAAAGCAGGAGAAAAACTACAAGAGTTAATCCCCGAAAGTGTTTTTGTTAAAGGCGATGTTAAACTTAAAGATAGAAAAGATGCGTATGACGAAATCAAAGAAGGAACAAACCTGGTTATAATTGCTACTTACGGTGTTGCCGCTGTGGGCATTAACATCCCTCGTATTTTTAATTTGGTTCTTGTTGAGCCCGGAAAGAGCTTCGTTAGGGTAATTCAAAGTATTGGTCGCGGTATTCGTAAAGCCAAAGACAAGGACCATGTCGAAATCTGGGACATAACTAGTAGCTGTAAGTTTAGCAAGCGACATTTGACCAAACGGAAAGCTTTCTATAAAGAAGCAAACTATCCGTTTAAGGTTTATAAACTTAAAGAGTATTAACTTGACCTATTAACCGGTTTGTGTTACATTAATATACAAATAAAGGATACCTTATGAGAATACTTACAGCAGAAAATACTTGCTTTGAAATGTCTGACTTTCCAGAAGAAGTAAGCGATCTTCGGTTTGGTGTATTAGACAACAGCAATCCTGCAGACCCTGATTACTTTTTTATTCCTTTAATTTTTCTAGAAACGTTTAACGATCCTGCGTTTGTACTAAACATAGGGGGCAAAATTATACGTGTGCCTTACAATTGGCAAATACTGATAGGTGAAGCAGACTATGGTGACCTTGAAGTACTTCCGTTAACAAGACTTAACGATAGAGATTTTAAAGCATTTGCATTTAATCCAATTAGCGATATTATGCCCGATTTTACACCAATTGAAATAGTTGATGTATATCATGACATTAAATGGTATTTTCCTAAATTAAAACCTGGTAATATGTTAGCAATACCATTAGAAAATAAACCAAAGCCTAAATGTGCTTATTTTGTTAAAGACATTAGCAAACAATGCGAAATAGTAGATATTAATAAGGCTTGGTAAATGAGCGAAAGTGGTATTAAACTGGCAGATTTGTTTCGTGCAGTCAATAACAAAAACACAGACTGGTGGGAAACTCTTACCGAAGAACAGCAACATAAGTTTAGCAGTTGGTTGTACAGCCGATATATGAGTATAGTACGACATAATAATCCTGACATGCATAGATACTATTTGATTAACGCAAATCAAACACTTAATCCATCAATTAGCATGCTTACTAAAAATCATGCCAAATTAATATACCTGTTAATGACCACAATGGTCAATGAATACACCCGTGTGGATCATCAATACATTCCTCCGATGAAAAAGAACAAAGCTAACAAAGACATTAACACTATAATGAAATTGTTGCATCAAATTTATCCAAATTACAAGGACGACGAACTTGAATTGTTAGCATCAACAACAAACAAAAAAGAAGTAAAACAATTGTTACAAGATCATGGATACAGCGACAAACAAATCAAGGCATCGTTTAAATGACTAGTAGTTTAAATGACATAATTAAGGCGGCAAAAGATCTAGGACCTATGCCTAAGGATTTTAAGTGTCAGTACTGTGGAAAAAGTTATGTTAAAGAAAGTACACTTGCTAGTCACTTGTGCGAACCGAAGCGCAGATTTCAACAAAGAAACGAAGTTGGTGTACGACTAGGGTTTATGTCTTATCAAAAGTTTTACAAATTTACACAAAATAAAGAAAAAACAACATATGAAAAATTCAGTTCTAGTCCTTATTATACAGCATTTGTTAAATTCGGAAGGCACTTGCACAGTATAAATGCTATAAAACCAGAACGCTTTGCAGAATGGGTTATTAAAAATAACAAAAAACTTGATCAATGGACCAAAGATGTTTTTTATAGCGAATACCTATTAGAATATATAAAAAATGAAGATACACAGGATGCACTAGAACGTAGTATAATAGAAATGCAAAAATGGGCAGAGATACACTCAAGTCAAGTTAATCATTACTTTAAATATGCCAATGAAAATAAAATTACACGAGCAATAAGCAACGGCAGAGTTAGTCCTTGGATTATATATTGTAGTAGTAGTGGAATACAGATGCTAGAAAGATTAAATCAAGAACAATTGTCAATTGTGTTTGAGTGGATCGATCCTCAGTACTGGAATTCCAAATTAAAAAAATATCCTGCAGACACCGAATGGTGCAAAGATATTTTAAATAAATCAGGATTTTAAGTGGACGAAGATGAATTAGAAAATGTACCACAACATTAAAGAAGTAGAAACCGAAATAAAAACACTGTTGGAAAATTATCAACAGGCAGCAATGGGCACACATAGAGGTGCATATCCAGAAGTTAGCAAGATAACTCCTGTAGTTGAAGACGGTGTAATTTATTTACTACTCAGTGACTTGAGCAGACACACCGATAATATAAAAAGAAACCCAATAGTTACATTGTACTTTGCTGATAAAAACAAAAATCGTACACAAATGAATAACCCAAGACTTACATTATACGGTGTGTTGGAGAAAGTAAAAAAAACAGAAGAGGCATTAAAAAAGTTTGACAAACGTGATAAAGGTGCTAGTATGTACGGACAGTTTGGAGATTTTAACATCTATCAGTTTTCAGAAGACGACAGACTGTATATCGCAGGCTTTGGAAAGGCTTACAAATGAAAGTTAAAATTGGAAAGTATCCTAATCATAGGTTCTATCACAACTGGCTATACGACTGGTTTGGATATTCGCCTAAACAAAGAACAAGTATAAAGATTCACAAGTATGATACATGGAGCATGGATCATACACTTGCTCCTATCATCCTGCCTATGCTTGTACAACTCAAAGCAACTCAACACGGCTATCCAGCAAACTTGACAGAACAAGAATGGGATGATATACTAGATGAAATGATTTGGGCGTTTGAACAAAAGTGCCGAGATGATTGGATGGATGACTACGACTACAGCTGGGATAGTGAAGAAGCTAAAGTACACCAAGAACGCATGACAAACGGGTTTAAACTATTTGGAACTTATTTTGAGAACTTGTGGGATTAAGTAAATGGATATTGATATCGATAGTGCAGACAGAGAACGTATTCTTCAACTAATACGCAATGTTCCAGCAAGCATACATAGAAAAGACGAAATTGTAAAACACAACACTGGTGTGTATGTTACGGATATTCCAGTTGATCCTAGCACAGGGTTGTGTACTATTGATCACAAGCAAAGCGAAGCAATGGGATACATCAAGTTGGACTTTCTTAATGTTAACTTGTACGAGCGTGTCAATGACCATGCACACTTAGATCGTTTAATAAACACAGAGCCAGACTGGGATCGTCTTAATGATAGAAGTTTTGTAGAAAATATTATACATATTGGTAATCATTATGACACACTACATCGCATGCCTAAACCAACAAACACTATTCCTAGAATGGCAATGTTATTAAGTGTAATACGCCCGGCTAAACGACATTTAATAGGACTGCCGTGGAACGAAGTAGCTAAAAGTGTATGGGGAAAACCCGACGACGGTAGTTACTTCTTTAAGAAATCCCATGCAGTTGCTTACGCAACATTGGTAGCAGTTAATATAAACTTAGACTGTGGTGTTTAGTCTAGTTTTCTAACTAGCTGTATATTTTTTCTTTTTGTTCGTTTTGTGCTTAACTCGTTGAGTCTAACACAATGCCCGCCGATTATTTCTACTTCTTTACTAATCAATGTTTTGGCACAATATGCAAACGGTTTCCAATCATTCTTGAGAAAAATATTAATTGGAATCATTCTATTAGATTCCCACCACCATTGATCGGCAAGGCGGAGGAACTTGCTTTTATCCTCTTCGCGTAATGTATTATAGTCGTATATTGTCGTAACATCATTGTCTTGATTTTGTATTACACAAACATATTCTATATTACTGTATTTGACAATTGCCAAGAACGGGTATTTTTCTAACATTATTTTCTTTTCGTTATTACCTTATAATAAGGATAAATATCTTTATTAAGGACGAGCCAAATGATTAACTACTATGGATATTTATACAAACAAAGTCACCACGTAACAATCGGCGCAGGCTTGCCAGATAGGCAGAACAATATGTATTATGCAAAACCAATAAAACTTCATAAAGGTGTAGATAATCCTATACAATTTAATATTAAAAATAACCATCAGAAAAAAGTTAATGTCGGCGGTAGTACTTTTGTATTAAATGTGATAGAGCCACAAACAGGCAGAGAACTGCTAACAAGAACTTTAATCATTGCAGACGGTGTTAAAGGAATTTTAACTACAACCTTTACTCGTGAAGATATGCAGACTTTTGACAAAAACAAATACAATTACGGAATTATTTGTACTCAAGGTGATGGCATTGAATATCCAGTTTATGTTGACGAAAACTACGATGCAAGTGGAACAATTGAAGTTCGTGGCGATGCGTATGCACAGCTAGTTTCTAGCAGCACACCTACAATTGGTGCATACAACGGCGGAGTAGCATATACAAGTGCAATTGCAGTAGATGCTAGCAACACTGGTTTAAATACAGTTGCATACACGCTAGATGCGTTTGTGGGAAATATTGTAATTCAAGGACATTTAGAAGATTCAACTGCTACAAGTTTTTGGATTGATATTTCTACTAACACATATAGCAGTGCTACAACTGGAGTATATCCTGTAAATTTTGAAGGTATGTTTTCGGGTATAAGATTTAAGATTACCAAAACATCAGGCGATGTAACAAAGATACAGCACAAAGTATGAGATTTAACGAATTTACAAATGAAGCAAAAATTAAACCCGATGAAGATTTCATGGACCGGGTTGAAGAAATTATTGACGATAGTATCGAGGAATACAAAGAATACCTTGATGACAATAATGACAAAGATGACATCAGTGAGCTAGAAGAAATACTCAACAGCAACAATGTTGACGAACTTCCCATTGAGTTTATAACAGATTATTCACCACGCAAGGATCCAAACGAATGGGTTAGTGCCGCAGCTGATTGGACTAAAGAAGAAGGCAAAAGCGTAAGAGTATTTTTGCATGCAAAAAATCTCGAAGGTGTTTGGGGTCCAGAAACATTTAAAAATATTCTAATGCGTATGCTAGCCCACGAAACAATTCATTGGAAACAGTACGATAAAATAAATCCAGATACTTTAGAAAAACACAAAAGTGGATACATGAAGGGTGTGGAAAAGAAAAAGCAAGGCGGCACTGAACGTGATCTAATGAGAATGTATTTACGGGATCCGCACGAACTAATGGCATATGCACACGACTTAGCAGATGAAATGAAAAGCAACACAGACGATCCAGATGAAGCACTTCGCAATCCAGAAAAGTACAGAAACCAACTTCCTGTGTACGATCGATTCAGAAACAGTTTTCCTAAAGATGCCAAACAAATTAAACAATTAATGAAGTATACTGCCGATTATTATTAGTAGTTGACAGACTATTTTAGTTCTGTTAATATAATACAGATGAATACTATACAACAATCATTATTAGATGTATTGCCACTGAAGCGCAAGCAAGCCAGTAAAGGCTGGCTTAGTTTCAATGCTCCGTGTTGCACGTATCAAAGCGAAACGCCCGACACAAGAAGCCGCGGCGGTGTGATGTTTACTCCCGAAGGTGGCTTTAGTTATCATTGTTTTAATTGTAACTTTAAAACTGGATGGCAACCAGGTAGGCACTTGGGCTTTAAGGCCAGGAACTTGTTTAGTTGGTTTAACATGCCGTATGATCAAATACAAGTATTGGTATTTGATGCAATGCGTAATGTTGATCGAGAAATAGTTCAACAAGAGTTTAAGAAAAAAAGTAAAACATTTAAACCAGTTGAACTACCGGAGTGTGCTCCGTTGAATGAATTAATAGCAGCAGGTGCACAAGATATTGACAAGGACATTGCCAGGATATATAGTTTTATACAAGAACGAGGTTTTAGTATTGACGATTATAACTGGCAATGGAGCCCAGATACAACCAATGGTATGAACAAAAGAGTAATTATACCTTATGTGTGGCAAGGAAAAACAATTGGATATACAGCTAGAAGTACAATTAATGGCAGCAAATTAAAATACTTTAATCAAGTTGATAGTGACTATGTGTTTAACACTGACGCACAGACGCATGAACGAGAATTTGTGTTGGTTACTGAAGGTCCATTGGACGGAATAGCAGTTGGCGGAGTTGCAGTGTTGACTAACGAAGTTAGCGAAAATAAAGCAGAGATTATTGAAAGTCTGGGCAAACGTGTAATTGTTGTGCCTGACAGAGACAAAAGTGGATTAAAGCTAATTGATGCAGCATTGCAGTATGGGTGGAGTGTAAGTTTTCCATTATGGGAAACTGATATTAAAGATTGTGCAGATGCATATAAGCGTTACGGTAAATTGTATACACTAAGAAGTATACTTCAAGAAGTCGAAAGTAGTGATTTAAAGATTAAATTGCGATCTCGAGAGTTGGTCTAATAAAGGATTACAATGACAAAAGATTATAGTATTGACTTACAAAAACTATTTTTAGAAATTATGTTAGCAGACGCTCAGTGTTTTGTACGTGTGCAAAACATCTTTGACAGTATCAATTTTGACCGTAGTTTAAAAGCCCCGGCAGATTTTATCAATAACTATAGCAAAAAGTACACAGACCTTCCTGATGTAAATCAAATACATGCTGAAACAGGCGCTACACTGCAAAAATTAGATAATGTAGATGATGCTACTACTGAATGGTTTATGGACGAGTTTGAAAGTTTTACAAGACACGAGACACTCAAGAGGGTAATTCTTGAAAGTGCTGACTTGATTGAAAAAGGCGAGTATGACCCAATTGAGAAACTAGTAAAAGATGCAGTACAAATTAGTCTAACACGAGACTTAGGAGTTGATTACTTTGCTGATCCTAGAACACGATTAGAAGAAATCAAAGACAATAACGGCCAAATGACCACAGGATGGCCTAGCTTGGACAGGAAATTGTTCGGCGGATGGAACAGGGGCGAATTAGAAATCTTCGCAGGCGGCTCTGGCTCGGGTAAAAGTTTGTTTATGCAAAATCTCGCAGTTAACATGATGCAAGCCGGTAAAAACGGTGCATACATTACACTAGAACTTAGTGAAAACTTGTGTAGTATGCGTATTGACTCAATGACAACAGGCATTGCAACTAACAAGATCTTTAAAAATCTTGACGAGGTTGAAATGAAAGTTAAAATGATGGGCAAGAAAAGCGGCAACTTGCGTATTAAATATATGCCTGCACAAAGCACGGTTAATGATATTAGAAGTTATCTCAAAGAATTGCAAATCAAAGATGGAGTGTCGTGTGATTATATTTGTGTAGACTACTTGGATCTATTAATGCCAGTTAGTGCTAAAGTTAGTCCGAGTGATTTGTTTGTTAAAGACAAATATGTATCAGAAGAATTGCGCAACTTAGCAAAAGAACTAGACATTGTTCTTATTACAGCATCGCAGTTGAATCGTAGCAGTGTTGAAGAAGTTGAATTTGATCATAGTCATATTTCTGGCGGCATTAGTAAGATAAATACAGCAGACAACGTGTTTGGTATCTTTACAAGTAGAGCAATGCGTGAAACTGGACGCTATCAACTACAGTTAATGAAGACACGTAGTAGTAGTGGAGTAGGACAAAAAGTTGATTTGACGTTTGACATTGAAAGCTTGCGTATTTTAGATGCAGAAGATCAGGATGATTATACTCCTGGACCAAGTAGTAGTAATATTATGGATAAACTTAAAAAGAAGTCTGTAGTTAGCAATAGTAAACCTACAGAGCATACTCCTAAAATAAAAGCAGAAGTACAAACCACTGCACTAAAGAGCATGCTTGACAATTTGAAAGGTAATTAGATGAGTTGCCCAGATGCATTCAATTGTTTAAATGTAGAAGCTAAAGATGATGAAACTTACATTAGTTCGTGTTGTGTTATGCCATCTTGGAAAGTAGAAAATATTGATTTTATTAACGACGAAAATTTCAAAAGAATTAGAGAACAATGGAATAATGGCGAATGGCCGGATGAATGTAGTTATTGTAAAACCGTTGAAGACCGCGGAGATAGAAGTCGTAGACACGGCTCAATTGAGTGGGAAGAAAGAAACATAAATGACGGTGTTGATTACACTGATAAAATTTTGAAGATAGACTATTGGACAGGAAATAATTGCAATCTAAGATGTGCCATTTGCGGTCCTCGTTTTAGTATTGCGTGGCAAAAAGAATTAGGTATAGAAAAACAAAAAAGAGTAACACAAACCAATAAATTTTGGAAAACCATTGATGTTGATGAAGTGAGATGGGTACATTTTAACGGAGGCGAACCTATGTTAGTTGACGAACACTGGGAGTTACTTAAAAAGATTAAAAACAAAGAGAATGTAGTTTTAAATTACAACACTAATGCAAGTGTCCTGCCAAAGCCCGAACTAGTTGATCTATGGAGTCAATTTAAGTTAGTGTCACTAGACTTTAGTATTGACGATATTGGTAAAAGATTCGAATATCAACGCTATCCGGCAAAATGGGAAAAGATAGTTGAAAATTTATTTTGGTTTAGAGAACAGATGCCGGTTAATGTGATGTTTGGAGTAAACAGTGCTTTGGGTATTTTGAATTATAATAACTATCCTCATTTAAAAAACTGGTTTAATGAAAATTTTAGTACTAATAGAGTAACTGATCCGGTTAGGTTAGTATGGCAGTCAACTGATGGAATTCTTAGTAAGGATGTTAAAGATAAACGTAAAGTAGTAGAATATTTAAACCGATTGGACAAGCGGAGAGGCAGCAATTGGAGAGAAACGTTCCCAGAATTAATAGACTTTTTATATAATTGATTAGATAAATATTAGTATGAAAAAGCAAACTCGTAGTATTCTTGAAGAAATTGGTAACATGGTACCCGCACAAGACCGGGCAATTGTTGTTGAAAGTCGTGCAAATCACGTCATCAATAGTGCAATCAACCTAATTGATATGATCCATGAAAATTTTGATCCTGATATAGCATTAGAGTTAGAACGTAGATTTGTTAACAGCATCAAAGGAAAAGATGCAAAAAAATTCCAACGTGGAATTAGAAAGCAGCAAAATGAAGGCCGTTGAAATACTTACTGAAGTTCCAGCAGGTACTAGCTTCATGAATTCATTAAAAGGCAAAGTTAACAGCATTGCTAATAAAAGAAATGAACGCAAAGAAAAACTTGAAATTATCAAACAAAATAAACAAAAATGGTTTGATAATATTAAAAAACTTCAACGAGCCAATATAAACATGCGCAACAGTGAAGTATACAAAGACCAATTAATCAAGTACTTGACTAGCAATAATGCCAAACAGTTATCCAATGAGCTAATGAATAAGATTAAATATTCTGATTTGTCAAGTCGTTCTTTAACTGATATTATAGCACATGCTGGAGAAGATCGTAAAAAAGCACTAACAAAACTACCTGTTAAATCCCGTGAATATCAAATAGGAGATTTAGTAACCTATAAAAACAAAAAAGGCGAAACTCGTACCGGTGCAGTAAGCCAACAGCTGAGCCCAACTAAAATACAATTGCAAATTGGAAATGCAAAATTTGCAATTAACAAGGATCAAATAGTACAATGAGTTTTGACTTTTTAAAAGATTTAAGCGAAGCAAGAGTATTTAGGAACGCTACTAAACTACCAGAAGTAAGTGTAGGTACAATAGGCGAAAACTTTTTCAACAGCGCAATGGCACTGCAAATTATGGCATACGAAAACCCCAAAGCGGCACAGCGTTATGCACAGACAACACTTGCAGGTGGATTAGATGGGTGGCGTAGTAGCGGTAGCGACATGAACAACATGGCACAGATACTAATGAATCCTGACCGCTACAGCGATAGAATTAAATATGATCAACGTGTGAGTTTTCCTAAATTACAATTTAAAAACTGGTTAAACGGGATTGCTAAAAATAAACCTGATCCTAGTTATGATAGAAGATTTTTCTTAGCACTACAAAGACAGCTGGGGGTTAAGAACCCAGGGTTGCTTAGTGCAAGAAGAGTAGTTGCTGATTGGAGTAGTTCATTAGGCAACGAACGTGTAAGCGCAGCGCAGCGTGTACACAGAGGTCTTAGTAAGGACCTTAAACAAAGTGACTTGTTTTCACCATTTAATAGAGTCATGAACAAACGTGGTACTTGGAAAGATCCAAAAGCAGGCGGCAGCATTCCATTGTGGGCAAAACTGGCGGCTGCTGGAGCCGGCGGATACTTAGTAGGAAAAAGCGTATCTAAATGGTAAGAAAATGTTAGGGCAGGTTGTTAATATTCCTGCCCTAACTTAAATATTAAAAGGCACAACTATTATGATTTTAGTATTTGGATGTAGCTATACACACGGAGAAGTTCCAGACCAACTCGTCGTAGAACATACATATCCGGCACTAATTGAAAGATCACTTAATATACCAGTTATCAATTTTGGAGTTCCTGGAGGTTCTAATGCTTTTAGTGATTTTTTAATATCAAAAGCATTGGATATATTTGATCCTAAATTTGTATTTTTTCAAACAACTTATCCTACCAGAAACTTTTATGGAAACTTTTCTGGAAGTTTAGCAGGGTTAACTGATTTTGACGAATATCTCGAACAACCAATAAGAGGTCGTCCAAATTACCTTCGTGTAAAGTATAAAGAATTACAAAAACAGTTTTTACATTTTCGTCCGACATCAGCTGAGTCTGATGGTGTGAGGTGGTATTACGAAAGATTTTTAAATGATAGGCTAGATTTAGAAGGTACACAAGGTGCTTTTTCGGCATTGCATAGGTTAAGAAATACACCACATTATGCATTTGAAATGTATACATCTGGCTTATATGGATTAGAAGATAAAGCGCACCTGTTTAAACCATTAGATTGGGCAGACACAAGCAAACATCTTAGTCGTAGTGGCGCAATAAAATTATCAAAAAATTTATTAAATTTTATGTAATAACAAAGTACTTTTTTTTAATTAAAAAGATAAATATTAGTATACAAAGATAAAAGGATTTTTATAAAATGGCACTATTAAGTTCAAACGCAGCAGTTGAAGCCGGCCAAGGCATGGGCGCAACTCATTACCTATACGCAGTAACAATTGCAACAATTACAGTTGAAGACGCAGTTGCAGCAATAACAACAACATACGGTGGTACTGTTGTTGGTATCAACAGCACTACAGATGCAACATGCTATGTAATGGTTGAAAGCGGCCCAGGCGGCGCAGAAGCAACTGGCGGTATTGCTCTAACAGCAACGTTCGCACACTAATTTAACTAATATAATAATATTAGTTAGAATTTTAAAAAGGCGCTCTTTTGGAGCGTCTTTTTTTATGAATAAATACTACTATTATAACAGAATTTAAGGAAAACACATGGCACAGATAACAAGAGTGCATGGCGATGTACTAAGCGGTGTTAATCAAAACGCAACACCTGGAGAACTAGTAACCTTTGGTGGCAGCAAATCAAAATGTTTTAAAATACTAGTAAAAGACAGTGCAAATATTGCAGTAGATATTAGTGATGAAGTTCAATCTGGAGAAGCAGCTGAAACTATAATTTTTGAAATACTTAAAATTTCTTCATTGTTGTTTTTACAAATTGAAAATGATGCAAGCGGTCAGATTAGTATTATGATTGAACACGATGGCGGTGGCTGGGATCACGTTACCCTACAAGAAACTCTAAGACAACTAGGAATTACCTGTGGTGTTAATAATGTTGATGTAAGTGGCACCACAGTTGAAGATGTTGGACTTAAACTAGCATGATGCACAGATATAGTGTATATACAACTGTTGATATTACACCCACAGGCGTGTATAATAGCGATGAAAAAACTGATAAAGATTTCTGGCTGAAAAGAAATCAGCAAAGTAATTTTGATAGTTTATGTCAGACTATTAGCTTACGGGCAAACTTATCTGACACCCATGTCGAACAACTTGTCATTGATAAAATTATATCTGGATCACTATTTTTAGATTCTAACTTACCTGACTATTTTAATGTTTGGCATTTAAGTTTTTCAGTAGATAGATTTGAGCCGTTTGGAGAGAACCATAGTGCATTGCTTGAAGATCTACATTTTGTACCTATTATTCCAAATTTAAACGAAACTTCTCCAATATTTCCAAGTTACTTTATGACAACAGGAAATTTAAAAAACATATATATTATATAATAGGTTTCAGGTGTAAATACTGTTGTTCCAAGGGCGATAATTCTTGGTATCTAGGCACATCATTGGCAAAATAAACAAGGCTCAACTACACTTGTATATACAAGTATAACTAACACACTCATAATGAGTATAAACACAAGGAAACCGATTGATGTCTACCACAGGACTCGAAAAAGAGAGTTTAGAAGCGCACGTTGACCTGTGTGCCGAAAGGTATGGGCAAATGAAAAAAGATTTAGAAATGTTAGCACACGGTATTAATAATACAAATACTCGTCTAGATAATCTAGAAAATTTAATAATTACAATCGATAATAGACTATCTGAAAAAGAAAACAACGCACTAAGATCAATTATAAGAATAGCAGGAATTTTAATTTTTGGTTTACTAGGATCTTTAGCTACAGTAGTTTGGTATTTTTTTACAAATTCAATAATTCAATAATATAATAATGTATAAATTAGAAATTGCACCCGGAGTAAATGTAAGCATTAATTCGCAGGAATACAGTCTGGTACAGTATTTAAAAAAGTACAAGACTCTTTCTTCTGAATCATTGACAACAGATGCAATTCGTGTTATACATACACTAATGTCAAAAGGCATATTACTTAGGTCTAAGAAAGGCGAAAATGTTTACTATAAATTGCGATCAAACTTCACTGTTAGATAAACTAGATCAATTTGTTACAAAACAAATTTCGGTCACTGACACTACGATTATCAAAGTAAAACCAAATTTAATCACAGTAGGTCCTTACCGTGTAATTACACAAGGACCTAGATTTAACGTTACAAAAGGACCTACAGTTGTTTGTGAGTTCTTAAAAAGAAGTTGGGCAGCAGGATATGCTATCTGTCTTGTGAAAAGCAATAATGCAGTTGCCGAAAAGCTACTAAGCACAAATAAAAAGTATACCAAACTTCGTGAGGATAGATCTTTTTACAATTATCACATTAAGCGTAACGCAAAAAACAACAATTTTAATAGAGTTGTTATGTTTGAAAACAGACTAAGTCGCACTCTTGGCGAAATCAACGAACTAGAAGATTCAATTTTTCAAGATCTGAAATCTCTTTCAATTTGATAAATACTCTTATAATAAGGATAGATTAATGCGACTAGTTGATATAAATAAAGTTGAGTGGAAACAATTAAACGAAGATATGAAAATTCGTATTGGTTGGAACTTCAACAAACTTGAGACGCAAACAACTGCACAAGTTTTGTCGATGCTCGAAAGCATTGATACTAAACTTTCTCAATTTAAAAATAATAAACACAGATTTGAAACTCAAAACAATCAAACATTTAATGGGTTATTAATGGCAAAGAAGATTCTTGAAAGTTTTCTGTCAGAGGCAAACGACACACATTGCTCGGACGATTGCTGTGGTAGCGATGTAACAGCAGAAGATTGTACATGTGCCCCGACTTGTAAACATTGTAACTGCAACGCAGTTAATGAAGCGGCAGAATGCAAATATTGCGGTGGTGATTGCCCTAATGATGAAGACCATGCATGTGACGGCTACTCGGGCGATATCGATGGACTATATGAATCTGAAGAAGTAATGGAATTAGATACAAATCGTTTAGTACTTGAAGCAGATGCAGCAAAAATGATTGATCGTGTAATGGCTAACACATTAGAAGAAATTAATAGTTTAGGTAAACGTTTCCGCGATGGCGGCACACTACACAGAGCAATCCTGGCGCAAGGCGGCAAATTTGATGCTAAGGGTTTAAACGAAGCGTTTGACGATGTATACGACGAAGTATCAGTGGCACATTACGATGCGCTAAGTCACCATAATGTTAGCGAAGCAACGCCAATGATGGAAGACGAAGTCGGCGCAGCAGAAAGTCTAATGGCAGCACAAGATATGGTAGATCGTATTCAAGGAATGCTAGAAGATGTAGGCGAAATGTTAAACGAGCAATTGCTTCCATTAACAGACAGTCTACGTGCCAGTAGCGGTGCAGAAGCTGCAGGTGCATTTAACTCTAGTGCTACTGAAACTTTAAATAATCTACTAGAAACATTGCGTGGGTCACGTGAATCAATGGCTAATTCAGTTGCTTCACTCAGTGGCAACGAGCCAGTTTCAATGAGTAGTGCAGAAGTGCCAGTAGATGATATGGATGACGAAGATGTTAACACCGACGCTGAAGTCGAACTAGATGATTTTGAAACGTCTGATTCAGCAGCTGGCGGCGACAGAGAACTGGGTCGTACAAAGAGAGACTAATGAGATTACACGAAATTGAGTCCTTTGGGGCAACAGAGAAAAGAGCTGCCCTAGCTACATTGTTAAACATGCTAAAAGCTAGGGCAGATTATGCTGACCAAGGGCTAAAAATCAGTCTCGACAAACTAAACACAATGTTAATGAATCTCGGTTACAGTGTTACTTTTGATGAACTAGTCGATTATACAAAAGGCAATACTATGTTTGATAATTTGATTACAGATTTAAATCAAGAATTCATTACAATTAATACTGGATTTAACATTGATAGCGAAGACGAAGCACCAGACCCCGGCAGCGAAAAAACAGTAAAACAAATGGCAAAACGTGCAACAAAGCGCAGGAAATAACAATGACAAATTTAATCAAAGCATCTACTGCAAAAGCAAATAGTACAACTTATACTTCTACAGTATTTGAAGAAATTGCATTGTTAGAATTATACATTATTGCTGCCGTTGATAGTGGTACACTTGAAGCAACACTAAATGCTAGTAGCACAGTGGACATTAATGGTGTTACTGTAATTGGTAGTAAAATGACAAACAACGATGCTACAGGCGAAGCATACTACAATGTGTGGAAACAAACCACAACTGACGCAGCAAAGTCTGCTGAAATGAGTGCAGTTATTAAACACTTCCAAGATCTTGGTTATAGCATTAATAGAAAAAGCACAACAGGTACTATTTTATATTGGAACATTACCTGGAATTAACACTTTAGGTGTTGACTAATCTACAAATCTAAGTTATAATAACATATGACTTTAATATTAGATAACAAATTTCCTTACAAAGAAGTTAAGAGAAAAAACGTCGACGGATCAAGAAAATATCTTACTCCTTCTGGCGCCGTCCCTAGTGTCACGACTATTCTAGGAAAAACCAAAGATATGACTCATCTTATTGCGTGGAAGAAGCGTGTTGGCGAGTCTAAGGCACAGGAAATTGTTACTGAAGCTGCCGGTGTAGGTACTCGTATGCACAAATATCTTGAAGATTATGTAGAAACTGCAGAATGGATAACACCTGGCAGCAATCCATATGCTAAACAAGCACACGCAATGGCTACTCGTATCAAAGACGAAGCACTAGTTGATGTTAACGAAATTTGGGGCAGTGAGATTGCTTTGTACATGCCTGGCATTTATGCAGGAACATGCGACCTAGTCGGACAATACAAAGGAAACTCTTGTATTATGGATTTTAAACAAACTAACAAACCTAAAAAAGCAGAGTGGGTAGAAGATTACTATCTGCAAATGACTGCATATGCACTAGCACACAACGAATTGTTTGGAACAAATATCCGCGAAGGACATGTGTTTATGTGTGCAAGAGACTTAACGTATCAACAATTTGATCTATGGCCCGATGATTTTAATAAGTGGAGCGATGCTTGGTGGAGTAGATGTGAAGAGTATTATTCGAAGTTTGGCTGATAAATATCTACAATAGAACAATAAAGGAAAACGTATGCCAATCGTTAGCATTAGTAAAATTCAACACAGATACGGACTAAGCGATAATGGTCCAAGTAACAGCGACAATCTACAACTAAGTGCTGCTGAACTTGGGTGGGAAATTGACACCAGGAAATTATATATTGGCAACGGTCCAATTTCCGAAGGCGCTCCAGCAGTTGGCAATACACAAATTTTAACCGAACACGACGACATTGTTGGTGTAGTTGATAGCTACAAGTATAAAGCAGAACTCACAGGTTACGTTCATGCATCTTCGTCAAGAACCTTGCAAGCAAAACTTGATGAGTATGTTAGTGTTCGTGATTATGGTGCCATTGGCGACGGTACAACCAACGATACAGATGCAATAAAAAATGCACTTAGAGAATTGTTTACAAGTACAACACAAAACAACTATATTAGACGAACACTGTTTTTTCCTGCAGGTGTTTATAGTGTTAACGAAACAATCGGTATTCCTCCATTTGCAAAATTAGTAGGCGAAGGTAAAAATAGTTCAGTTATAATTTACAATGGCGAAGACACAAATGAGTTAGTTGTTACAACTGTAGATAGTGAGTATCAACAAGGTGTAAACATTGGAAATAACGATGCTAGAAGTCCTCAACATATTGAAGTAAGCGATATGTCGTTTGAAAGAGGTTCCGACGGTCCAGTACTTGAAGTGGTTAACAGCAGACAATGTGTGTTTAGAAATATCAATTTCTCTGGGATTACCACCGGTATACCTAGTGCAGTAAACAATCTTGGTGCATGTGTAACAGTGTCTAAAACTGGTGCAATTAACACAAATAATATTGTTTTTGAAAATTGTAGTTTTGTACAAAATGCATTTGGCGCCGAAATTGATGATAATGTTTTTAATATTGTGTTTAACGGGTGTTATTTTGACACACTCTGGGAAGGTGTAAAAGTCGGACAAACAATCACTGGCAACGGTCCGCGTTCTATTAATATTACTAACAGTCACTTTGATGACATTTATGAAAGTGCAATCCATGTTTATAATGTTCCGGGTGTTAATAGTGCTTATAATTATTTTGGTAGTAATATTGCTAAAAATAACTCTAGTACTCCAGCGGTAGAAGTAATAAAATTTGAAAGCAACGGAAATACCAGTATCGGTGATGTGTTTGAAAGAACTGATTTAGAAGCAGAAACTTATGCTAGAGTTTCGAACAGCACCGAAACTTACAGTGTAAATGCTAGCGATGGTGTTTATTTTGGAAATCACAAAACCGAAGCAGGAAGAACTGCAACATTAATCGCAGGGTCAACTGCGGTTAGTACTGGGTTAACATTTGATAGTACAAATGAAAAATCAACGTTAATCTACTATACTGCAATTAAAGGCACTAATCAAAGACAAGGTACTTTAAGAATTACAGGTGCTAATATTACAGACGAATATAACGAAACATCAGACTTGTCATTGAGTTTTGCAGTAGTAGACGATAGTACAAATATAACGCTAAATTATACACTAGCAGCAGGAACAGACGTAACATTTAAATATTCAGCCCAACGTATAGTATAAAAAATGTGGTTTCAGCAGAAAAGAGACGAACGTATCCTCCATTGGCGTGACTGGCGAAAGTCTATTGAGGGAAAAGACAAGCACGAAGTTTTGCAAGAAATTGCAACAACTTGGGCACAAGTTCCAACTTGTTCTCAAATAATAGCACAAGATTCATTTGACGAATGGCCAAATCCTTGGCAACTGATTAGTGATAATTATTATTGTGATCTTTCGGTAGCATTAGGAATGTGCTATTCAATATTACTACTTGACAACTACCAAGACTTGTATGAAGATGTAAGTCTTAACATTTATAAACAAAACGATAATTGGATTAATTTACCAACAATTAACCAGGGGAAATATGTGCTTAATTGGAACATCGGTGAGATTGTAAATATAGAACACATTGCAAAAACTCATAACTTGCAACTAATTTTTTCTTATTCGAATATTGATCTTTTGAATAAAATTAGTTAAACTAATAAAAAAGAAACATAGAAAGTAAACATTAATGCCAACTACATTTGTGACAAAACGTAACGGAAATAAAGAAGAACTTGATATTGAAAAATTACATAAAGTAGTGTTTTTTGCGTGCAATGACATAAACGGAGTGTCACCGAGTGAAGTAGAAATTAAAAGCCAAATTCAATTTTACAATGGTATTACTAGCAGCGAAATCCAAGAAACACTTATTAAAAGCGCAAGCGAACTTATTAGCGAAGAAACGCCAAATTATCAATGGGTTGCAGGGCGTTTAATCAATTATCATCTACGCAAAGAAGTGTACGGACAATATGAGCCAATTAAGGTAATCGACCTGGTAAAGAAAAATATCGATCTAGGTTATTATGATACAGAATTGCTCAATTGGTACGACGAACAAGAATGGGAGCGTATAAATAATTTTGTTAAACATGATCGCGATGATTTGTTAAGTTACGTTGCAATGGAACAAATGCGTGGAAAGTATTTGGTACAAAACCGTGTTACTAAAACAGTTTACGAAACACCACAGATGTGTTATGTTTTGATTGCAGCAACACTATTCCACAACTATCCAAAAGAAACACGCCTACAGTGGGTAAAGGAATACTACGACTGTATTAGTCAACACGAAATTAGTTTGCCTACTCCTGTTATGGCCGGTGTGCGTACACCACAACGCCAATTTAGCAGTTGTGTGCTTATTGAAACCGGCGATAGCTTGGATAGTATTAATGCTACTTCGAGTGCTATTGTAAAGTATGTTAGCCAAAAAGCAGGCATTGGCGTAGGTGCAGGTAGTATCCGTGCTATTAACTCTCCTATTCGCAATGGAGACACAGCGCACACTGGTGTAATTCCGTTTTATAGATTATTTCAAAGTTCTGTAAAAAGTTGTAGTCAAGGCGGCGTCCGAGGCGGCGCAGCAACAATTTATTACCCAATTTGGCATTTTGAAGTAGAAGACCTTCTTGTATTGAAAAACAACAAAGGTACAAACGAAACTCGTATTCGGCAAATGGACTTTGGTGTGCAATTAAATAAATTGTTTTACGAACGACTAATCACAGGCGGCGATATTACACTGTTTTCGCCAAGCGATGTTCCAGGGTTGTATGAAGCATTTTATGCAGATCAAGATGAGTTTAAACGCTTGTACGAAACTGCAGAACGCAACACAAGACTGCGCAAAAAAACTGTAAAAGCACAAGAGTTGTTTAGTTCTTTTATGAATGAACGTAAAGAAACTGGTCGCATTTATTTGCAAAACGTAGACAATGCCAATACACATAGTAGTTTTGATGAAAAACTACATCCAATTCGCCAATCAAATCTTTGTGCAGAAATTGATTTGCCAACTAAACCGTTGAATAATATCAATGACCCAGATGGTAGAATTGCACTTTGTACACTAAGTGCTGTTAACTGGGGTTTGATAAAAACAATAAAGGACTTTGAACGTCCGTGTAAAATGGCAATCCGAGGGCTAGATGCGCTACTAAGTTATCAGAACTATCCAGTTCTTGCTGCCGAAGAAAGCACAAAAGACTTTCGTCCACTAGGCGTTGGTATTATCAATTTTGCTTACTTCCTTGCAAAAAATGATCTTAGTTACACAGACGACCTTGCGCTAGAAAAAGTTGACGAGTATGCAGAAGCATGGAGTTACTTTCTAATTAAAGCAAGTGCAGATTTGGCAGCAGAACAAGGTGCATGTCGACTAAACGATGAAACAAAATACAGCAAGGGTATTGTTCCGTGTGATACTAGAAAACTAGATATTGATGAATTAGTACCACATGTAGAGCGAATGGATTGGGACGGACTACGTGAACAATTAAAAGCCACGGGTATTCGCAATGCTACAACAATGGCACTTATGCCAAGTGAAACTAGTGCACAAATTGCCAATGCTACAAATGGAATTGAGCCGCCTCGTAGTCTTATCAGTATTAAACAAAGTAAAGACGGTATTTTAAAACAAGTGGTTCCGCAAATTCATAAACTAAAAAACAAATACGAACTACTATGGGATCAATCTACTCCTGAAGGTTATATTAAACTTGTAAGTGTTCTTCAGAAATGGATTGATCAAGGTATTAGTGCAAACACTAGTTATAATCCACAATTTTACGATGATGATAAAATTCCAATGAGTACAATGCTACAGCACTTGTTGATGTTTTACAAATACGGTGGCAAGCAATTGTATTACTTTAATACATTTGACGGTGCCGGTGAAGTGGACATTGACAAGATGTCTGGAAGCATGTTAAACTCACAAGATAAGACAATTGAAGATTTTGAAACACAAGCGGAATACGACGACTATTGCGAAAGTTGCGTAATTTAATAAAGGGACACATACACATGAGCGTTTTTGACGTTAACAATAAAATAGATCACACTAAAGTAACAGCATTTTTGGACCCAAGTGGCGGTCCTACGATTCAGCGTTACGATACTATGAAGTATCCAAGTTTTGACAAGTTTACTGACAGTCAACTTGGATTCTTTTGGAGACCAGAAGAAGTTGATGTTTACAAAGATGCCAAGGACTTTAAAGCACTTACTAAACATGAACAACATATTTTTACGTCTAATTTGAAACGACAAATACTATTAGACAGTGTACAAGGTCGTGCACCTGCAGAATCGTTTGGTAGCATTGTAAGTCTTCCTGAACTAGAAAACTGGATTATTACTTGGACATTTAGTGAAACAATCCATTCACGTAGTTACACACATATTATTCGTAATGTATATAATAATCCAAGTGTTATTTTTGATGGAATGATGGACATTGAAGAAATTGTTGACTGTGCCGGCGATATTAGTAAATACTACGACGACCTAATTGAACTATCACGTTGGTATAACCTGTTAGGCGAAGGTACACATACAGTTAACGGCAAAAAAGTTATAGTTGATATGTATGAGCTTAAAAAGAAACTATGGCTAGCACTTATGAGTGTTAACATTTTGGAAGGCGTTCGCTTCTATGTTTCATTTGCTTGCTCTTGGGCATTTGCTGAAGCAAAGAAGATGGAAGGCAATGCTAAAATTATCAAGTTTATTGCCCGTGATGAAAATCTACACTTGGGTAGTACGCAACTATTGCTAAAAACACTTCCTAAAGATGATCCAGACTTTGTTAGAATTGCAGAAGAAACCAAAGACGAATGCATTAAAATGTTCACTGATGCTGTGGATCAAGAAAAACAATGGGCTGACTATCTATTTAAAGATGGATCAATGATTGGGTTAAACACACAACTTCTTAACCAGTATATTGAATATATTGCAAACAGAAGAATGGAAAAAGTAGGTTTCCAGAAAATCTATCAACAAACACAAAATCCGCTTCCGTGGACACAAAAATGGATTAGCGGTGCTGACGTGCAAGTTGCTCCACAGGAAACAGAAATTACTAGTTATGTAGTAGGAGGCACAAAGCAAGATGTTGACGAAAATACATTTAAAGGATTTAGTTTATGATCGAAATTTACGGCAAACCACAGTGTCCGTTTTGTGATAGAGCAAAAGCACTGTGTGAAACAAGAAAATTACCATACTCGTACTTCCAACTTGGTACAGACTTTACTCGTGATGAAGTACTAGAAATGTTTCCTAATGCACGAACTTTTCCGCAAATTAAAGTAAGAGGTAAGAGTATCGGGGGTTGGGACAAATTTCCGCAATATTTAGAAGAAACAAATTATACAGGAACAGGAGATTCTTTATAATATGGCATTACGAAAACCGCGAGCAACCAAAACTAAAATGAAGGTTGCTGCAAAAAAGGCAACTAAGATTGGAAAAAAGAGAAAAAAATGATTATTGAAACTCCATATAAATTAAACGATGCAATTACACTAAAACTAACAGGCGGCGATGAAGTTGTAGCAAGATTTGTCGAAGAAGACCAAACTACAATTACTATACAAAAGCCATTGGCATTGGTTGCATCTCCGCAAGGTATGGCGCTGGCACCTTTTGCTTTTACTATTGATCTGGATGTAAAACTTAAAATAAATAAAAGTACAGTAGTCTTTGTTTACAAAACACAAGCTGATATGGCAAGTCAATATATGACAAGCACTAGTGGACTTCAGGCAGCACCTGCTAATTTTAAAATATAAAGTATTAGATATGCATAATATTGATATTAAACATTATGTAAAAAAATTAAAAGAGCACGAATCCCAACGGCTAAGCACCAATCAGCGTAATGCTTATTGGAAAAGTTATGAAATATCAAAACGAGATCCTTTTGTAACTTTCGACAACATTACTATCAAAAGAAAGAAATAATATGTTTAGATTTTTTACAGAGAAGAAATGGCTTCTATGGTCATGGCTAGGAAGTATTGCAATTTTGAGTTCGTTGTGGATTCAAGTTAAAATTGATGTTAAAATCAACGAATGGTTCGGGTCGTTTTACGATATGATTCAACGTGCACTAGCAGAACCTAATGCAATCACTGCCGCAGAATACTGGAAAGGATTATTTGATTTTTTCTGGCTTGCTGGAATTTATGTTGCAATTGCAGTTGCAGTAAGTTTCTTTACCGCACACTATTTGTTCCGTTGGAGAGCAAGTATGGTAGAATGGTATCACAGTGTGTATGACAAAGCCCGCACAATTGAAGGCGCAGCACAGCGTGTACAAGAAGATACTATTAAGTTTAGTAGAATTATGGAAAGTTTAGGAACAAGTTTTATTGAATCGATCATGGTTCTAGTACAGTTTGTTCCGATTCTACTAGGTCTGAGTGTAGGTATTCCGATCTTCTTCTTTGGTGATTGGCAGTATGGGCTTGTCACTGGTGCACTTGTTTGGAGTATTGGTGGAACTATTTTCCTAGTACTACTAGGATGGCTTTTGCGTCTAGTTGGCGTTGAATACGACCTTCAGAAAAAAGAAGCAGCATATCGTAAGATTCTAGTTATTGCTGAAGATAATAAAAAAGTGCGTCCAAAAAAAATTAACGAGTTGTTTGAAGATGTACGTGGGATTCACTTTAAAAGTTACTTGCGTTATCTTTATTTCAATATTGGGCGTGTTGCATACTTGCAGGCAAACGTGCTAAGTGCTTATGTATTTTTAGCACCAGCAATTATTGCAGGTGTAGTTACGTTAGGTGTAATGCAGCAAATTATTAGAGCATTTGGTCGAGTTGAAGGATCGATGCAATATTTGCTCAAAGCATGGCCAACAATCATCGAACTGTTAAGTGTGTTTAAACGTTTAAGAGAGTTTGAACAACAAATAAAAGATAAATAATTTTAAGAAAACACTTGACATCTGGTACAACATGTACTATATTAAGTGTATAACAAAGAGAGATAATAACATGTCAAACACTACAACATATATTACTTGTTGGCCGCCAAGGGATTGGGGAATGTTTTGACGTGACTTTTTAATAAAGTTATTTTAAGCAAGCCCCTAGTGTTAATTCATTAGGGGCTTTTTTTATGATAACTTTACGAGGGTGTAGTGAAATGGTATCACGCTGGTCTCCAA